ACACCTAAGAACAAAGTTGTCGTTGATGATACAAATAATCAAGTAGAAGTATCTATTGATGTAAGTGGTACAAGCACTGAACAGTTTATATTTAAAGACGGTGTTATTGAGCCTACTACTAATAACGACATTGACTTAGGTACTAGTTCTAAAAGGTTTAAAGATTTAAATATAGCTGGTGCTGCTAACATTGCTGGCACTATGACCCTATCAGGTAACGTAATTGTATCTGGTACTCTTGGTGCTGACTTAATACCTGACGGTGATAACACTCGTGACATTGGTAGTTCCTCTGCAGAATGGAAAGACCTGTATATAGATGGTGTGGCATATGTAGACGCTATCAACTTTAACGGTACCGCTATCTCAGCTACTGCAGCAGAGTTGAATATTATGGATGGTGTAACATCCACTACTGCAGAACTTAACATACTAGATGGCGTTACATCAACAGCAGCAGAACTAAATATTTTAGATGGTGTAACCTCTACCGCTTCTGAACTAAACATCCTTGACGGTGTTACAGCTACAACAGCAGAACTTAACCTGACAGACGGTGGTTCTACTGTAGGTACAACAGCCGTAGCTGGTGGTGACGGTCTTCTAACTAATGATAATGGCACAATGCGCCAGACATCAGTAGACACTTTTGATACCTATCTAGCACAAAGTACTAAAACATTAACGAATAAAACCTTGACAAGTGCCGTACTCAATGGTACAATAAGTGGAACTTCTATTAAAGATGAAGACAATATGGCATCTGACAGTGCCACTCATCTTGCTACCCAACAATCAATTAAAGCCTATGTAGATGCTGAAGTAGCTGCAATACCTGTAGGTGACATTACTTCTGTAGTTGCTGGTACAGGCATGACAGGTGGTGGTACATCAGGTGATGTTACACTTAATGTTATTGGTGGTGCAGGTATTACTGCTAATGCTAATGATGTTGCTGTAGATTCTACTGTTATTACTGGTCAGACTGCAGAATCAACCGTAGATGCTACTAATGACTTAGTATTGTTATATGATAACTCAGCTACTGCTTTACGTAAAGTTTCTGTATCCGCTATTACTGCTGCAGGTAGCGGTATCAGTGCAGTTGTAGACGATACTTCACCAGAACTAGGTGGTGACTTAGATGTTTTAGCAAGAGACATTGTTTCTAGTTCTAATAGAAATATTGATATATTACCTAACGGTTCTGGTAAAGTTAACCTTGATGGTAACGGCTCTAGTGGCGGTGTCACTATATCCGATGGCCTTGTAGACATTCGTACAGGTACAGGTACACGTTCACAGGTTAAGTTCTATTGCGAAAGCAGTAATGCCCACGCACAGACAATACAGCCACAGCCACACTCTGCATCTGTAACTAACACACTTACATTACCTGCAGGTAGCAGTCAGGAGATTGTAGGTACTACAGCTACACAGACACTCACAAACAAGTCTATCGTAGCTACACAGCTTACAGGTACAATTGCTAATGCAAGACTAGATGCACAGCTTCAAGATGTAGCTGGACTAGCAGTAACTAATGGTGGATTTATTGTAGGTGACGGTTCTAACTTTGTATTAGAGACTGCAGGTACTGCGCGTACATCATTAGGACTAGGAACAGCAGCGGTTTTGGACACTGGAACATCTGCTGGCAATGCGATTGTTTTAGACGGTTCCGCCAGATTGCCGGGAGTAGATGGGTCACAGTTAACTAACTTACCATCTGCAGGTGCAACGGCTGGATTCGCAGTGGCTATGGCAATTGCGCTTTAGCACTTGACAAATGAATAAAAGTATGGTATAATTATACTTATCTTAATTAGGAGAAGATATGGCACAAGATTTTGAAAGAAATATAGCAAGAAACGTAGGTGCGAGTGAAGTTGCTTTACGCACTGCAAACTCTGATGATGCGTTAATTGGTATTAATATTGCTAATGTTGCAACTTCCCAAATTTTAATGGATGTATACATTACTGGTGCTGGTGCTACTGCTGATTATTATATTATCAAAGCTGCCCCAATTCCCGTAGGTTCAGCCTTACAGGTTTTAGATGGTGGAGCAAAGATTGTAATGCAGTCTGGCGACATACTCAACGTAAAAAGTGATACCGCAAGCAGCGCAGATGTTTGGGTTTCCGTAGTCGATACTATTAGTTCATAAGGAATAAAGTATGCCGTATATTGGTCAAAAAGTTCCGGGTTCTTATCAAGCTACTAAAGCAGTACAACGCTTTAATGGTGACGGTTCCGATACTACATTTACACTGACTACCACAGTATCTTCTGTGCAAGACGTACTAGTGTCAGTCGATGGTGTCGTACAAGACACAGCAGCCTACACTATTCCTGATGGCACTACACTTACATTTACTGCTGCCCCTTCTTCTGGTACAGGTAACATCTTCGTAAATTACCTAGCACCCCAAGCTGGTACAATCGCACCACCCGCTGAGAACAAGGGTAACTTCAAGGCTGGTGGCCTATTCCGTACTAACGCACAATCCCTTACAGCAAATACAACCATCCTAGCTACAGAGAACGCCAACGTAACTGGTCCGTTTACTGTGGCTTCTGGTGTTACATTAACCGTTGAAAGCGGTGGGACATTGGTGACGCTATGAGTACATTAAAAGCAGATACCATTCAGAGTACAGGCGGTGGTCCGGTTACGCTGACTAAACAGAGTGCGGCGAAGGCTTGGGTAGACTACACTCAAGTCTCAACATCTGCAATCCGTGCTTCATTCAATATTAGCAGCATTACTGATGCTGGCACAGGACTGACTTATCCAATTGCTTTTACAAATAACATGAGTAGTAGTTCATACGCTGGCGTTATGTATACATCTGCATCTACTAACACCGCTTATAACAGTTTTAACAATGCTTATACTGGTGGTTTAGGTACTAAGATTACAAGTAGTTTTGGTCATGCCTCATACACAGGCTCTTTCATTGATGCAGCTACAAATGATGACATCATTCACGGAGACCTAGCATGAGTGAGATACTAGTAAACAAACTCACTGGCACAAGCACTGCTGGGTCTATCCTTGTAACAGGTGAAGGTAATAGCACGACCACTAACTTACAGCAGGGGTTGTGTAAGGTTTGGGCTATTTCAAATGCGGGTGCAGCAGCATCTGATTCATTTAATCTTGCCAGTACAACAGATAATGGAACAGGAGATTATACATTTGCAATCTCTTCAGACATGGGTTCAGCAAACTATTCTCATCCTATTGGTGCTTCTCTAGCAGATGGGGGAGCAGGACTAGGTGTTAGCATTGCGTCAAAAGCGGCTGGGTCTTTACGCATTGGAACTATTAGAGATGACAGCACAAAAACTGATTGTACCAATATTTCATTATCAATTCTTGGAGACCTCGCATAATGGCACTAGGAAAAATCAAAGCAGATACCCTAGAACACAGCACCGCTGGTACGGTTGATACGCAGTATGTTGTGAAGGGTAGTGCGAAGTCTTGGATTAACTTTAATGCCACAGGCACGATTGCAACAAGAGATTCATTTAATGTTAGTGGAATTGTTGACGAAAAAACCGGCATCACCACTGTAAGTTTTACTAACAACATGCAGACAAATGCAAATTACGCAACAATGATGGGCGGTCACGATATTGCGGATTCGGAAGATTTTAATTCGCAGCATATCTTTGTGAATAGGTTTACGTCTTCAAATTACATTGTTCAGAACTGCAATTCAGCTAGTGCCGCTGCGGATTGGGAGTTAAATAATGCAGCTAACTTTGGAGACCTCGCATAATGCAGACACCACAGTTTCAAGGCACACACCTATTTGACAGACTATGCTGGGCAAAGGAAAACCTTGATGGTGTACAGTCAGACTATCGTGTTGTTTATGAAGACAGTGTAGATGAGTGCGCTAAGATACTTGTACCTGACCCAAATTGGATGGCAACAGCCCTACAGGGAGGTATCCTACCACCAGTATGGGTGTATCACGAACTAGCTAAAGATGAAGCTAGGTCAGACTTTAAGAAACATACTCGTGGGTACTTATTACATGAGACAGAGCCTATGCCAGCAATGACTGAAGAAGAGGCCATAGAATACTTAATTATGAAAGATTGCCCACAATCTGTGTGGCGCAATTGGAATGAAGGCAACAAACCTAAAATGGTTATCTGCCGCAAAGAACAGTTACCAAGCACACGTGAGTGGCGCAACGCTTGGAAGATTACTGAAGAACTTAGCGTCACTGATTTAGCAGCCTAAGAGGAGAAACCTAATGGCACAAACATACATCGTAGACAAGGACGGGAATCAGATTGATGCCTCAACAGCAACCGTACCTTCTGACCGTCACTTCCGTGGTGCGTGGTCATTGGATGGCACAGTTATATCAGAAGATGTAACTGCAGCCAAAGTAATCTTCAAGGACAAAATCCGTGAAGTACGTAAGCCACTGCTTGATGCAGAGGATGTCGTGTACATGAAAGCACTAGAAGCTGATGATGCATCTGCAAAGTCTGCTTCTGTAACTAAGAAAGCTGCACTGCGTGATGCACCAGCCGCTTCAGCAATTGGTAGTGCAGACACGATTGCTAAACTCAAAGCAGCTTGGGATACATCTGTGTTGGGCGATAGCCCTTACGCATAAGGATAAGTAGATGGCACTGACAAAAATTCGTTCAGGTGGGATTGTTGACGGTTTGGTCGGGTTTACTCAAGGCACAAAGGCTTCCCCCACATCTGGCACAACTGTCGATTTCACAGGCATACCAAATGATGTGAAAATAATTCATATTCTA